GTCCACCGTTACGCAGAGATTTTCTGCCCCTGACCATGTCTGGGGTCAGTAAAGCGGACGTACCTTTCTGGTATGCGTATTACTCAGTGAAGAAGTAGCTTTCTGAGAGTAGTTCGCAGGGCGGATTGGGCGGACTGGTAATATCCGCTAGAAGTGGGTGGAGCTTCAAAGAACCTAGTCTTGTCTGGGACTAGTAAAATTTCTCTTAGTTGGGAACAGGGGGTGGTGGCCTACACCAACAATGAAAAATGACAAATCTTCTTCGTTGTTTTGCTTCCAACGCGAGCCTCATTCTTGAAGACTGCGCTGATAGAGTAAGAGCCGGTAATGGTGTGGCCACCTATATCGAACTCGCTCGTATCACCAGGGAAAAGAGAGAGGCTTCCGCCGCGTTGGTTCCAGATGGAATGTCCAACCCCGTAATAGACCAGGAGTTGGACGAGATGCTCTCCGTCGCGAGGGCATTGCGGATGCGGGACCCCCCTCCAGTGCTGTTGAAAGACGGTATTGGTTTCGGTGATCCTTTGGTGTGGGCGAATACCGATCCGGAATTCGGCCCTGATCCAAGGGGTTATCGTGTGGTAAGTACCCCGGTACAGACTGGCAGTTTTTCCACTGTCAAGAGTACCGGGTTACGGGGCCTCGCGGTTAGGCTGGCGTGCCTAACCAGGCTTCGGAAACGTGGCCGCACTACTTTGGCCCTGAGGAAACTCGGGAACATTTTGGGTGCGACGCGCAAGAATCTTGGCGTGGAGTGGGGAGAAGATGCAGCCGTCTGGTGGACACCAGACCTCGACGGCCGCTCTGAAGCCCGCGCCGCTGCTAAGTGGATTGAGCACCACTTTTGCGGAGCAAGGATAGTCGGCGTCGGGAGCACCTCTCCCAACTGTTCTGCCACATCTGACAATAAAGATCTTGAAAAGGATCTTGTGGCTTATAGTTGGGTTGAGATTGCGCTCCCGGGCGAAGAGCACAAATTGCGTTTGTGCACGGAATTACTCGCGATGCTGTCGAGCTATTCCGCCCTGCGGCCACGGACCGTGGAGTTGTTGGCGACTCTGCGAGCTCGAGCCCTGATGTGGTGTAAATCACGTCGGGTGCCTTGGAGCGACGTGGCACTCTTCTTGCCAGGCACCTTGGTTGGTGCTATGTTAATGTCTCGGCAAGAGGAAGCAGCGGTGGTAGCGATGGAGTCGCGCGGTATGAACCTAGCTGTGGGTACTATGGGTACAGTTGCCGCAGGCCAGCCAAGGCTTGCGAGAACCCACGGCCGGGCGACGTTGCATTCCGTGCACCGCTTGTTGTGCCTCGTCCGGGATATGGTATCTGAACCGCGGTTTGGTATACCATACCTGGCGTCGTCTAGGGTTACTCTTGCCACCAAGTAGGTGAGCGCGTCTGTAGGCATGGGCGTTTGCGTGGGGCGGGATGAAACACTTCCCCTCCGCGAGGACGCTACCGTGGACTTACCCGAGGACTGCGCTTGCCTGCCTGAGGATGGCAAGAGGAGGATGTATAGATGCCATGTACCCGAAGTGCTTGGCGTCTGGGAACCAGCGGTTCATAGCTCTTGTGTTTGCAATGAGTATACTGCGCTGGCGAAACGTTCCCTTGGACCAACTCCCCTGGCTGACATTGCCGAGCGGGATCCCGTGTTGCGAGCTTTTGGATGGCTCCGCGGGGTCGGTAAACGTGTCAGGCCAAATAAATGGTCCTTGGGAAAGGTAGTCGAAAGTTATAGTGGGAGACTTCGACGGAGGTACACTGAGGCGGAGGTTAAGATCCAGCAGAACGGCTATCCCGGTCGTAAGGAAGCTAAGATCAAGGCCTTCGTCAAAGCTGAGAAGTTTAATCCTGTGGCGAAATTGTCAAAGCCGCGGTTGATTTTGGGCAGGTCACCGGAGTATACTCTGGAACTTGCTAGCTATCTCAAGCCCTTGGAGCATGATTTCTGGAAACGTTTGAAATCACGACGCTCGTGGGGTGTACCGAAAACTCGTATCGTCGGCAAAGGGCTCAATGCGAACCAACGTGCTGAACTGGTTCGTACTAAACTTCGGGATGGTTTTGCTTGTTTCGAGGCAGATGGGAAGGCTTTCGAGGCACATCAAGACCGCTGGCAGCTCCAACAGGAGCATGCTGTCTATTTGGCTGCATACCATGGCGACCGCCGCTTACAGAAGTTGCTTGGGTATCAGTTGAATAACAGAGGACACACCGCGTGTGGTATCAAGTTCGGACGCTCTGGTGGTAGAGCGTCAGGCGACTTTAATACCGGTTTGGGCAACACTATTGTCATGATAGCAGTTGTGGTTGGAGCCCTAGAGCAGTTGCGTGCTGAACTAGGTAACCAATTCGCATTTGATATCCTGGCAGATGGTGACAATGCCCTGGTATTTTTACCTACCGCGTGGATGGAGAAGGTGTACTCTGGTTTTTATGAGACAGTATTGCGTACCAGCGGCCATGAGGTGACTCTCGAGAACATGACCGTCGAGCTCGAGCGCGTGACCTTTGGACAGTCTCGACCTGTGTTGACCGGTGCCGGTTTAACTATGGTTCGCGATCCGATGAAGACCCTCTCCCACTCATTTTGCGGGCACAAGCATTATGGTGATTTGGCCTATGGCCGGAGGGTGCTAAAATCGATCGCACAATGCGAATTGTCGCTGTCTAGAGGAGTACCGGTGCTACAGACGTTCTTTGAAGTAGCATTGCTCGAGCTGGAAGCCGAACAAGCCTGTCCCGAGGCGGTGGACGAATACAGGTACACGTTTGTTAAGGGCGATTTGCGGGGCTCGATCCCCGTAACCGTTGAGGCCAGGACGTCGTTCGCGAGGGCGTGGGGCATCGATGTCGACACCCAAGTCGAGATGGAGGCCAGATTCGCGCAAGGTAATTTGCGTTTTCCGGAAAGCTGGGAGGGGATGCCGTTGGATCCCCCTTTTGGTGAGTACTATGATCTGGATATCATCGAGGACGCTAGGGAGTGGGCGGTACATCGTGGTGAGGAGTGGTAGTCGGATGCCACCTTCACCATTCGCAGCATCCGTGAGGTGCTGGCGGGGGTTCGCTCCCGACCTGGACGGGGTGGTTAATTGGAGGAAGCACTCGATTGCTGACGATACCACCCAACCATGCTTGAAACCTATATGCGATGTGAATACGGCCACCCTTCAATTTGGGTGAACGGATCCAATTCGCTGCGGAGGTAGGGCAAAGTGAACGTCTTGGGTTTAAATGCAGGTTAATGGCGTAAGGATAGCCTACTTCATGGTTGTATTAGTATCCTAGCTAACTGCATATCCGGTGATTAACCCGAAGCGTAGGAGTCGCTTTAGGCTAGTCCGTGTGGGAACGTTTCGGTACGGTTCTCTACACTTATATAGGGGCGTGATATTCGCCCGGCACGAAAGTGCACCCTGAGCACCAACTGGAAGGCCGAAAGCTGGAAGGTTGACACCAATCTCAAGGTGAGCCACTGCGGTTCTCAGTCAAATGAAGGATTAGTCTCCTGATGGCAAAGGTTCCGATATGCGATTCCTTGGGCAGGGCGGTTAGTGAATTGAGCCGTGCAGGGTACCAACCCTTCTCTCTGAAGTGGCCCGACGCCACGGAAACCACCCGGTATCGTAAGGCCTAGGTGGGACGAGCACTGGTGTAGACGAGGTTTAGGTGAGCCGACGGTAAACGGGGGAAAACCCAGTCCGTGATATGTGGCTTAGATGTTACCGACAGGTGACGCGACCGAAAATCTGAGATTGAAACCAGTGAATCGCCCCTTCGCGGATACCAAGTAGGTGGGAGTTGCGCCGTAGGAAAAGAGAGAAGTGCCTTGAGGAATGGACCATTGGACGATGATGCCAATAGCTTCAAACGAAGACGTGTGTAGGGTGAAAGGCGGGCCCAGTGGGTCGGATAGATGAGTCTCACTAACCAGCATTGCCCCGGCAATACTGCGGCTCATATTTTATGGTGTGGTAGCACCGCCATAATCTTAGGACCAGTATGGTAGTGCACTCTTAGTGGGGAGTGGCCCGACGCCACCCCACCCAGCTAGGTCGGAGAGTAAAAATGACCTCGCCGCAGTGTTACCTAATGCACGAAAGTGTAGACACGTGGGCATTGCGGTGGTTCTCCATAATTTCAGCTGGGTTTTCTGATATGAAACACTTGCTGCCAGACGTCTCTAAGGACGTGGCGTCTGGCTAGTAGTCACAAGCACGTCCAGCTTCTCCCCACCGGCCACGGTGTGGGGGGCTTCAGGGAGTCCAAAATTATCTTTGGGCGGGCTCCCTGCTAGTTAATCATATTGAGCCTCCACCTAGGTGGGGGTGGC